TTATACTTCGGATAGCTCTTCTCCCAAATCCTTGTTACTGAAATATATACTTAACATATTTGGTCCGGTGTGAGCTCCTATTACACATCCTAAAGGACATTTAACAATTTTCTTGAAATCAAAATCTTCTTTAATTTTTTCAATAAGTAGATCTGCTTCATCTTCATCTTCGCCGTAACAAACATAAAGTGTTTGATTTAAATTTACATTGTTATTGCATTTTTCAATCATTAAATTCTTCATTTTAATAAAAGTTTGTTTTTCGCCACGCGCTTTTTCTACAACATATAAGCTACCATCATTTTTATCCACACTCATTACAGGTCTTATATTCAACAATGATCCCATAACTTTTTGAGTCTTAGATAATCTTCCACCTCTGTACAAATACTCTAAGTTAGTAACTGTAAAAATATGCTCTTGTTCGCAGATTATTTCATCTAATTTATTGTTTACTTCTTCAAATGAATAATTTAATTCTACAAGTTTGAGTGCTTTGTTGATAACGGAAGTTTCTCCGGAACAAGCACAAAGAGAATCCTTAACTATTATTTTATAATCTTTGTTTTCTTCTAATAATGCATTCATTGCCATTGTAGCAGTTTGGAATGTGCTAGTAAGTCCACTAGATAATGTAATACAGATTACGTCATTTCCAGCTTCCAATTCATCTTTAAATGATTCATAGTAGGTCTTATATGGAACTTGGCTAGTTTTGAATACTTCTCCATCTTTCATTCTAGAAAACATATCTGAAGAATTAATGGTTTGACCTTCTATGTATTCTTTATCAGAGCTAATAACTGGCATATTCAGTATTATTAAATTTTCATTTTTATTAGAATCTGTTATTTGACAAGCAGAATCCGTGATTATTTTTATAGACATTCTTACCTCCAGATAAGTATTGTTTTTTTATTGGTGCTGTTGAGAGGGATCGAACCTCCGACCTATTGATTACGAATCAATTGCTCTACCAACTGAGCCACAACAGCATATACATTTATTATAAGCTTAAGAATACAATATTTCAAGATTATTACAATAATGAAAATCAATAGGAAATAATAAAAAATTATGATAAAATACTATTCATATTCTAGGAGGAATAATGAAAAACAAGAAATTAATAAGAAAAAGAGTTGGAATATTCTTGCTAATGATAGTTTTTTGCTCCTGCTTAATAATAAACTATTCTGAAAATTACTTTTCTTTTTCTAGAAAAATCACTCATCATAAAAGTGAATTAGAAGATAATGAGTTGAAAACTTTAAATAAATTAGAAAAGGATTTGGTTGAATTCAAGAAAGTTGGGGCTTTGAAGATTACAGAAGATAATATTTTTTATCCAACTCACAAATCTAAAATATCAGAAAGAATGTTAGAGGTTGCATTAGAAGGTACTGATTTAAAAGGCAACGCACATTCATTCATTAAAGTAGAAAAGAAATACGGTGTGAACGCCTTGTATTTATTAGCTATAGCAAATCATGAATCTGATTTTGGACAAAGTAGAATAGCAAAGGACAAAAATAATTTGTTTGGATTCAATGCTGTTGACTCTGATCCTTACAACGGAGCAAGTCAATACAATTCACTTGATGAAGGAATTCAAGATATTGGCAAAAAAATCAAAATATTGTATCTTAGCGATAATGGAAAGTATTTTAATGGTTATAATTCTTACGCTATGAACAAAAATTATGCAAGTGATAAAAATTGGGGAGAAAAAGTCAATAATCACATGATTCTAATAGCTGAAAAGATTTTATCAAGCTATAAATAATAAAAAGTGAGAGAAAAACATGAAGAAATTTTTACTGGGATTAATAATACTAATATTATTAACAAGCTGTGACAAAATCATTCAAACAGAAAATCAAAATAATTTGTATGAAGTAGTCAGAGTTGTAGATGGAGACACTGTAATATTAAATATAGATGGACAAAAAACGAGAGTAAGACTTATAGGAATTGATACACCAGAAAGCGTGGCAGAAGATAAAAGTCGAAATGTCAAAGAAGGCAAAATTGCAAGTGAATACACTAAAAACTTGTTAGAAAATAAAAAAGTCAGGGTAGAATTCGATGATGAAAAAGAGGATGTATACGAAAGAAAGCTAGGTTATGTATTCTTAGATGATGAATTTATTAACGAAAAATTACTAAAAGAAGGAATGGCAAAATTATACACTAAGACAACCAATCAAAAATACTCTGAACGATTAAAAAAAGCCGAAGAATATGCAAAGGATAATAAAAAAGGTTTCTGGAAAGATTTTTATATAAATGATCCAAATTTATATGTAAAATACACCGATTCTAAAGGTAGAGGAATGATAAAGGGAAATATTAATAGTAAAGGATTAAAAATATACCACATGCCTAATCAAGAAAGTTATGAAGATGTGAAAATTAACTTCAAAAAAGGTGAGAAATATTTTGTAACAGAAAAAGAAGCACAAGATGAGGGATTTTCAAAATCTTCAAAATAATACTTGCAAAATAAAAAACACGATGCTATAATAATAAAGTCAAGTTCACTTGAAATAAATTTTACAAATGCTTGACAATCATATTTTATTATGGTATACTTATAAAGTAGTCAATTGAGGCTATGGTGGATGTAGCCTAGTTGGTTAGGGCGTCAGTTTGTGGCACTGAAGATCGAGAGTTCGAATCTCTTCATCCACCCCATAAGCAGGAATGGCGGAATTGGCAGACGCGCTAGACTTAGGATCTAGTGTCTTTGACGTGGGGGTTCAAGTCCTCTTTCCTGCACCATGACTATACCCATTGAGTAATTCATTTGGGTAATTTACAAGGTTAATGATCGTTTTATGGTCGTTAACCTTTATTTTTTTTATTAGTAGTCTTATCATGGATCCAGTTAAAGGTTCATGAAGGAATTGAAGATATCTTTTTTTGATCACGTCTCTATCTAATACTACTTGTTTGAAAGGTGGTATGTAGATATTATCTATTTGTCTATCTAATTGTTCCAGTTTATCAATTAATGCTTTTGAACCTGTTTCAGCCATTAAATTAACTATATTGTCTCTTTGTCTAATTAGTTTGTTTTTTTGTTTTTGTAATTCTAGGTAAGGATTTTCTAATTGATAATTGGATATTACATAATCAACTATAACGTCTATATTTTTTTCGTGAATTAAATGCTCTCTTATTAAATTAGTTACGACTTCTTCTAACAAGTCAGCTCTTATTGACTTAGCTCCACATCTGTCGTTGCAGCGGTAGTAGTAGTATTTTTTACCAGTTGAAGATTGTCTACTGCAACCTAGCATATGAGCGCCACATTGCTCACAGAAAACTAATCCTGATAGTATATAATCTCTTGCATCTTTTTTAAAGGCTCCTGATCTTTTTCTATATTTTTTATTCACTTCTTCCCACACCTCTTTTGTTATTATCGCTGGGATAGCGTCTTCTATTTCTACCCATTCAGAATTTCTTTTTCTATAGTTTCTTACTTCTCCACTGCCATCATTAACTCCGTAGATATAAGTACCTTTATATCTTTTATTTTGTAGCATTTCATAGAAAGAATTGCGGTTAAATTCTTTGCCATACTTGTTTTTGTAACCTAAGCCATTCAATGTATCTGCAATCTTTTGATAGCTATAATTTTGTAGTCTTAGAGCAAATATCTTTTCTACGATTTTTGCTTCTTCTTCATCAATTTTGTAAAATCCGCCTTCAATTTTATATCCAAGTGGGGGAGTTCCTCCGTTGAATTTACATTGTAGTGCATTTTCTTTGTGTCCCTTTTTAACTTCTCTTGAAAGGTTGAGTGAGAAATACTCATTCATTCCTATAAGTAGATTTTTGGTTAATATGCTTTCTGGATTTTCTCCAACTGGTTCAAGTACTGAAACTAATTTGATTCCTTTGTTGTTTAGTTTTCTTTCGTTTATTACGTGGTCAAAGCTATTTCTAGCGAATCTATCAAATTTGTGGACAATAACGTAATCTATGTTTTTAACTTCTTTCATCATCAGTTGAAAATCATCTCTGTTGTCGGAAGTTCCTGATTGTCCTTGATCTTTATAATATTTTACAATTTCTATTGATTCTCTTTTTGCGAATTCATCTATGGCTCTCATTTGTGCCATGATAGATTCTTCTCTTTGCATGTCCGTAGAAAATCTACAATAACCTACTGCTTTTTTCATAATTTACTCCTTATTATTATTTTATTTTAGGAGCATACATGATATAATACAAGTGCGAATTGTGAGTATATCATGTATGCTCATGTATGCTCATGTATCCCTTACATTTATTGTGAGGGGTATTTTTTTGTTTATAAATAGAGAAAATCCTTGGTTTCGAAAATTCCCGAATGTTGGGAAATCTACTACCAAGGATTTAATCTTTTAGTTGTTACTCTAGAAGTAACGTATCTTAATTTTAATTGGTATCTAACATACCGTATATCTGAATTATAATATCTAATATGCTTTTTGTCAATACATTTTATGTAGTTTATTTGCTATTTCATTTAATAATTCTTCGGGTATTTTTATACCATATAGTGGTGATGTATCCTTGGTAGGATTCTTTATTCTCATCTTATCTATTGTTGTTACTTGGTTACAAATTGCGAAGCTACCTTTATTTAACTTGGCAGCCATTTCTAAACAGTCTTTTCCTTCTTGGATTTTTTGATTGAATTTGTTGATAGTTGATTGATCTAAATTTTTGCTATTTTTTATTTGTTCTTCCAATGTATTAACCATTGTTTCAGTTTTTAACTGTATTGCTAAAAAAATTGTGTCACTTAAATTGACATCGTGTATTCTCCACTTTTTATTTTTTTTAATTGATGAGATAGGCACTACTGTCAAAACGGGATTTTGTTTTGTGTCTTTTCTATTAAGGACTATTGCGTAATGTAGACCACCATATTCATTACCCAGATTAAATCCAAGATCCACTTGGATAACACTGCCTCTATCATATATAGGAAAGTAAACGGGATTAAAAGTCTTTTCCTGTTTTAAGTATGATATGTAATCATTGAACCAATAGGTAAGTAGTACAGATTTTTTATAATCTGCTTCGATTTCGCTGTCTAAAAAATTCTTAATCTTAGTTAGCGTTTTGCTTTTAAATTGCAAAAATTTTTCCTTGTTTTCTTTATTTTTAAAGTCCAATATTAAATCACTCCTTTTATGTTAGTACGGAAAAGTGTAATATGCCGTACTAAGAAAAATATTAGTACGAAAAATTGTAATATACCGTACTAAGAAAAATGTTAGTACGAAAAAATGTAATATACCGTACTATGAATTTAATTGTCTTGTATTATGTATTGAATGATGTCTTCGTTTACTTGTAGTAGTTTTGCGTATTGTTGTGCTGTGTATTGGTATATTGGGTCTATTTGTTTATCAAGGAGTTTGAATGCGAAGTAATCGGCTTCTTTTTCTGTTTGGGTTTTGTGTGATGTTAGTTTTGAATACTGGATTATTTCATGATCGTGTAATACTGCGTGTCCTATTTCATGGGCAAGTACGAAATCGTGTAGTTGTTCTGGTATTGTATCAGATATGTAAATGATTTGTTTGCCGTTGTGGTTGACGTATTCTGTGGTATTACTGTGTGTGATTAGTTTGATGTCTAGGTATTCTAGTATGTCTTTGAGGTTTTTAGTTCCTACTACTTCTACTAGTCCTTGTACTATGAGATCTATGTCTTGTTTAGTCATCTTCGAAGTCTTCCTTGTATTTTGTGTATAGTTGTTCTAGTTCTTCATCTGTCATGTCATAGATTGATTTCATATCGCCGTAGGCTGCACGCTGGAACTGTTTGAGGTATGAGATCATTTCATCACGTGTGAGGCGCGGGTATGCTTTGGAGATGTTCTTGGCTGTTGTGAGTATTATTGTTTTTCCTTGTGTGTTGGAGTTGTTGTAATGCGTGATCAGTTGTTCTTGGTCTGTTGTTAGTTTGTTTGTGTTAGTTTCAATTTTATCTTCTATTAAATCTGATTTGTTAACGTTAAAATAATTAGCTAACATTTCTATCTTATCTATTCTTGGGTATGTTTTAGCATTAATCCAATCAGAAACAGTCATGTATTTAAATCCTAAATCATCACATAATTTATTTCTATTAATACCAAATTTATTCATATAAAATTTTAAGTTAGAAGAAAAAACTTCTTTATTTTCTAATGATTTCATTATTGCTCCTCCTTGGTGAAAATATTATAGCACTAAATCACGATAAAAACAAGAAAATTTGAAAATATTTCAAATAATCACGGAAAAAATAAAAAAAATATTGACAACACGGTTAAACCGTGATAAAATAAAATCATCAAGTACAGGAGGTGAGAAAAATTGATAAAAGGGATATCGAAATAAGACGTCTCAAAAGAGAGTTGAAGAAAGCCGAAGAGGATAAGGAAATAAAAAAAGTAGGCTTGATTATGCAACTGGTAACCGCCATAACTAGCATAATAAGCCTACTTAAAGAACTAGGGGTTATATAACCCCTAACCTCTACGGTGATATCTATTTTATCATATTTTAAAATATATGAAAAGATACGTAAAAGATTTTGGATTGTCGGTTGTAACTTGTTTGATGGTTTTACTGGCTGTAGTGACACATGAAGATGTGTTCAGTGTTATTGGCATTGTGTGTGCGATTTTGAGTATTGCACAGGTAGCTAGTAGATGGGAATAGAGGTAATGAATATGAGTGAAGAAAAAGAGCGTACTTTTATTCTAAAAGAAATAAAAAATGAGATATCAAACTTGGTATCTATTAGTAAGTTAATAGCGGTGATTTTAATCTTACTATTGTCGCTGAAACTACTAAAACTATAGGTGTTGATTGGTGGAAATTGTATGAATAGAGAGGGGTGAGATGATGGATTTAAACATTAATAAGGTTCTTCATTTCGATGAAGTTGGAGCTGAGGGTGTTTCATTAGAAGATAATGAAAGCAATTATTTAAAAGATGATGTCAAGGAAATTATTGTGGAAACTGATGAAAATGACCCTAAAACCATTGCTATAATAAGCGATGTGCTTAAACCAAGTAATGGTTATAGAGTCAGAGTCAAGTTTAAATTTGATTAATGTTCCTTATCTTTTGGTGGATTTGGATCGTTTCCGAAACTATCTTTTGAACGAATTTGTCCATGGCGATTATGCGTGATTAATTCAGATTTTTGATGCTTAGCTATTTGTCTAGCAAAATTTTCAGCTTCTTTTTGTGTATTGAAAATTTTTGTGGCTTTGCTATTACCTGCACCTTTTACTTGCCATTTACTGCCTTTAGGTGTAACGTGTTGGTTTTTACCTGCCATATATACCTCCTTTCTTACTTATTATTATACCATATGTAGGGGTAAAGTTACGAAAAAAGGAGATGAACATACAACATGTTGAATTTATTAATTAGATTAAGAAAAGAAAAAGGATTGAATCAATCTGATTTGGGAAAACTTATTGGAAAGAATCAAAGAACAATTAGTAAGTATGAGATAGAAGAGTCAGAGCTTCCAGTTAGTGTGGCAAAAAGGATCGCGGAAGTGTTCGATGTTGATTGGTGGAAGTTATACGAATAGAAGGGGTGAGAGTATGAAAAAAACAGATTTAATTGAATTTTTGGAATTTAGGAGTAAATTCACAAATAGAGAATGGAATGAGATTAATAGATGTGTTGAATTTCGTGAGAGAGAAAAAGCCGCCCAAACTAAATTGGACGACTTAGATAAGAAGATCATTCTTGAAAGAATAAGATTTTAGTTTTATTCTTCAACAATTTGAATGAATATAGGGTTGATACGATAGTCTTTTCCTTTAAATTGGATATGGACGTAATCTAACTGATAGAATGTATTCGGTTCTTTTACTGATGGAGAATATATTCCTGCATTTTCTTCGTACCATTGATTTGCAGAAACGTGATCTTCTCCTATAGTGGCAGTATCATCAGTAGATAAATTAACCCAATTACCAAGTAAACAAGCATAGACGTTTTTCATAATATAATCACCTCCTTTACGGTGATTATAGCACAAATATAGAAAGGGGTGAGGGTATGACGTTAATATTGATATCATTGCTTGTTATAAGCATTATAAGGAATATATTGTCGGCGATATCTACCAAGGCTATTATTTATTATATAGGTTGTGAACTTGGGGAAGATAAGATGCCTAACAAGAATCAAATTAAAAAAGCCACTGATGAGGTGATAAAACACACTATCAATGACTTATTAAAGAGGGGTGAAGAGAAGTAATGAACAAGGTAACGCCGTTATTATTAACAATTCATTTAGTACTGAATGTAATTATATTGGTTAGACTTTTGAAATTGAACAATGAATGATTTTGTTTTTGAAAACATTGAAATCTTTTTATCGGTTTTAATTTTTATTTTACATTGATTTAAAAAATCAAATGAAAAGAAAACAACATCATAATAACTATGAGGCTCTATAATATCGTTATTAGGCATTGAAAAATACTCATCAGAAGATGCTATATCTTTAAAAGGAATTGGCGAACTAATAAAATTAAAATCAGATAAGCCATTAGATTTAGTTTTTTTATTATAATTATGGATATCCATGTTGTATTTGAATTCATAATACTCTTCAATGTCGTATTGGTAGATTTTTACAGGGGTATTATCCAAATGTAGTATTTCAATAGAATTGATATTTACTGCGACGTTAGAATCGTTATAAATAGAGAAAGAATATCTGTGAAAAGATAAGATTTCTTCACTATATGGATAATTGATTAGGATTTTTATTTTATTTGAGTGTTTGGTTAAATAAATGCTGTAAAAAGAGCATAATAAAGCAATAAAAGCAATTACAGATGCATATTTGTTTGTGAAATCTAAAAATGAATTAAACATAGAAAACCTCGTTTTTTAATTTCATTATAGCACAAATATAGAAAGGGGTGAGGGTATGGAGAATGAATTCAAAATTACGTTGAAAGCTTTAAGAGCAAATAAAGGGGTAACATTGTCGCAAGCGGCAAAAGATTTAAATGTTTCAAAAACTACTTTATCTAGTTGGGAAAATGCGATAACTTATCCTAGAGTTAATGAATTGCCAAAGATAGAAAAATACTACAATATGAAGTATGATAAAATTAATTTTTTAATTAAAAACACGGTTAAACCGTAATTAATGAAAGGGAGAATTAGTATGAATGATTTACAAATTTTTAAAAACAACGAATTTGGAGAAATAAGAACAGTTACCAAAAACAATGAACCATGGTTTGTGGCTATTGATGTTTGTAATGCATTAGAGTTATCAAATCCAACTGTAGTTGTTGGAAGGTTAGACGAAGACGAACGCACTAAGTTCAACTTAGGTCGTCAAGGAATGACAAATATCGTAAGTGAATATGGATTATATAATTTGATTTTAGCAAGTAGAAAAAAGGAAGCGAAAAAGTTTAAGAGATGGATTACTCATGAAGTTATACCAACGATCCGTAAGCACGGGGCGTATATGAGTAGTGAGGTTATAGAAAAGACTTTAAGTGATCCAGATTACCTCATAAGACTTGCTACTAACTTGAAGGAAGAAAAAGCTAAGAGAGCGTTGGCAGAGGCACAGATTGAGAGGGATAAGCCAAAGGTTTTGTTTGCGGATACTGTATCTAGTAGTAATAAGTCGTGTTTGGTTGGCGAATTGGCTAAGTTGATTAGTCAAGAGGCTATTAGACGTGGTGAGATTAATAAGAAGATTGGTCAAAATAATTTGTTTGCTTGGATGCGTAGTAGTGGATATTTGTGTAAGAGTGGCGAAAGGAAGAATCAACCGCTGCAACAATATGTTGAACAAGGGTTGTTTGAACTTAAGAAGGGAACTTATGTTGATGCCAATGGTGTAAATGTTCTGACTACTACGACGAAGGTTACGGGTAAGGGGATCATTTACTTTATAAACAAATTTTTGGGAGTATAGATTTGAAAGATTTAACAATGCAACGTTTTGGTAGGCTTGTAGCTATAAAACCAATAGATACTGATAAATGGGGAAATTATAGATGGCTATGTAAGTGTGATTGTGGGAATGAAAAGATAATTAAATCTTCTAAACTTGTACAAGGACGAACAAGAAGTTGTGGTTGCTACAGAAGAGATGTTAGTACAAAGTCACTTGAAAAGCACGGAATTACGACGGGAGGAAAACCTAGAACGTTTATTATTTGGTGCGGCATGAAAGCTAGGTGTTATAACTCTGATAATAGTAGTTATAAATCTTATGGAGCAAGAGGAATAACAGTTTGTAAAGAATGGCTAATATATAAAAACTTTCATAATTGGGCTATTAATAACGGATATTCCGATGAATTAGAGATTGACAGAATAGATAACAATGGAAATTATGAACCTTCTAACTGTAGATGGGTTTCAAAAAATTTTAATCGTAAACATCAAAGAAAAACAAGATGGATAACTATTGGAAAAACAACAGACAGTATAAATGGATGGTGTAAAAAATACAATATCAATAAATGGGAAGCTTATAAATATTTGAACCAAAGTGAAGAATCATTTAAACGATTTATTAGAAGCAAGGGTCAGATATATTTTGTTAATAAGTTTTTGGGAGCGTAGGTATGAGGTTGAAGGAAAAGGTAAGGGAAAAATGGAGATATCGAAAAGTGCCGTTTAAAGAATGTTATGGTATTTTCGATTTTTACCAAAAGAACAGAGGTACTTTTTTTATAGACACTATAGATACTGTTATTCAGATTGTTGTAAGTGTAATCACATCTGTTTTGACATTATATTATCTCAACAAGTGATTGTAGGCTATTGATGTTAAGAGGGCAACAACAATTGGAACTGCTATTGAACGAAAACAAAAATCACAAAATTTGATAAGGGATATTTGCCAGCAGTGGTAACCGTGATGTGTTATTTTGATTACTTTATTTGTTTGGGATATGTAGTTGTTTTCAATCAAAAAAATTATTTCATCTAATCGGGCATTGATGACTTTTTTATCGTCAATAATCACATGATATGGAAAACTGTTGATGGATTTAAGTTTCATATTATCCGATGGTGTAATTGTGAGGATATCATTTTTTTCTGAAAAGATTTTGAGTTCAAGTTTGTTTAGTTGTCTTAATTTGTATAAAAGTATTGTTGTTTGTATTGTTAACATTTTTATCACCTCATAAATATTATACCAAGATATGAGTTGAAATAGGAGTAAAGGAGCGTAAATATGAAAATACTACAAACTGTAATTTTTAAGAAGGACTTGGCTAAGAGGTGGAATTGTACGGAGGTGTTATAAATGACTACTGAATTAAATAGAGAGATAGAAGTTCATAAAGTTAGTGGGAGTGTAAATATTGAGGCTATTGCAAATGAATTTTTAAGATGGGTTAAGGACAACAATTTAAGTCTTTGCAAGGATGAACCAGAGTTTCAGCTTAATGAATATCAAAACACAGCAAGGTTTTTAAAGATTGTTAATAGGTGAAGGAAGAAGTTGGTGTAAATACTATGAAAAGATATTTGGATAGTGATGTAATTTTGGATTTAATAAATGAAAATTTTAAATCGAAGAGTGATTTTTGTAGAAAAGCTAAACTTTCAAGATCTCATTTTGATGGCATGGTTAATGGTGATATTACTGTTGGGCTTTCTAGTCAAAGTAAGTTAATGAGGGTTTTTAGGGAACAGATTGATTCTATTGAGGATATTTTAAATCCTTTACCAATTAATATAGGTGGGAAACTGATATCCGAAATATGCGTTACTGATAAAAATGGTGGGTTGGTTGCTTCTATAACATCAAGAGATGAGATAACCAATAAAAGATATGTAGTAGAGTACCTGCCATATAATCATTAGTCTAGGAATTTAGAAAAATAATATGAAGATGAAGGGAGTTTAATTATGGAAAAGAGAGTATCGGATTTTAATGATGAAGCGTGGAAAGAATGTAAAAGACCAAAAGAAACAAATAACAAAAGAAATGTGGGTAATTGTAGGAGAGTAAGGCTTAAAAAAGTTAAGAAACCAGATAGATTAGACGATATGAGGTTGATATTTAATTTTTGTATTATGGCTTTGAAGTTTTTCGTGCTTTTAAATGTATTGGTGATTACTTCAAAAATGCTTTAAGAACAATGTAGATGGGGAAAAGATGGCAAGAAAAACAAAATACAATAAATTGCAAATGCAATTTTTATTAGATCACTTGGACATGAAAAATAGAGAATTGAAAATTCTTTTTGAGAAGAAATTCGGCGTAGATATTGATAGACACTATATTGCAAACTTAAGAATTAGGGTTAATAAAAAGGAAAAGTTTAGATTTGATCTGAATATAGGTGATAGCTATGTGAATAAAGAAAGCAAATATTCTGATGAGGTGTCTGATGAAGTGAAGGAGAATGTAGATGTTTTTAGAGAGATGGCAAAAAGAGGTGTAAGAAGATGAAATTTAGGGCGACGATAGATTTTGATATTACTGATGAGTGCTTGGAGTATTTTTACGATAACTCACCATACAAATTAAAGGAAGAATTGGATCAGTATTTCAAGCACAGAATTGTGATTGATTTTCAAAAGAGTGAAGGTATGCAAGGATATTACAGAGGAACAGATGTAAAAGAGTTATAGACGGAAAAAACGACTGTGTCCCACTACAAACACAGCCGTTATGAAAAAAATCTTATTCAATGTGATTATATCACGAAAGGACAAAATATGAAAATAAAATTAATTGAATTGAGAATAGAAAACTTTAAAGGAATTAAAAATTTGGTGATTGATTTCGCCAAAACAACACACATAAGCGGTAGAAATGGAACAGGTAAAACAACTGTATTTGATGCGTACAGTTGGTTGTTATGGGATAAAGATAGCAGTAATAGAAAAGATTTCAATATCAAGCCAATAAACGAAAATGGAGACGTTATTCACAACATCGAATGCAAGGTCACTGGAGTTATTGATGCAGACGGACAACAAATTGAGCTGATGAAAATTTACAAAGAAATCTGGAGCAAGAAAAGAGGTAGTACACAAGAAACATTCACAGGAAACACGACAGATTATTATATAAATTCTGTGCCGATTAAAAAATCAGACTATAACAATCGTGTGGGTAGCTTAATTGATGAAAAGTCATTTAACTTGTTATCTAATCCAATTTATTTCAATGCGATTTTAGATAAAAAAGAGCGTAGAACGATGCTTTTATCATTGATTAATGATGTAGATAAAGATGAGATATTAAAAGCAAACAAAGACTTGAAAGAGCTTGATTTGGATAACTACACGATAGATGAATTAAAAGCGATGGCAAAATCAAGTATGAAGAAGATTAACGACGATTTGGAAGATATTCCAATCAGAATTGATGAGCTAATAAAAAGCAAGACTGAGTTAGATTTCGAATCGCTTGAAGTGATTAAAAAAGAAACAGAAGAAAAAATCAAAGAAATAGACGATACGTTGTCTAGTTCAAATGATAGTGTTGATATTATCACGAAAAAGAACGCAGAAATACAAGAACACATCGACAAGATGCGTGATATAAAAGCGGAAGTTGATAGTTTCAATAATCAAGAAGTCGCAAGAGTAAATGCAGATTATGAAAAGAAGAAACAAGCTTTCTATGACACAAAAGAAAGATTAGAAAAAGAGATTAAAAACAACGAAGATGACAAGAAATTCAAAGAGCATAACATAGTTATATATCAACAATCAATCGACAAAAACAACGAGAATTTAAATGTATCAAGAAATAGATGGGTTGAAGAAAATAGTAAGGAATTTAATGAATCGCTTAATTGTCCAGTGTGTGGAAAAGAGTTTAACGAGGATAAAAAAAGTGAAATTATAGCTAATTTCAACAAGAATAAAGCTGAAAAATTAGCAGAAATTGAAAGACAGGCAAATAGTATAAAGATAAACATCAACGCAGCTGAAGACGATATAACAAGAATAAAAAAAGAAATTGATAAGATAAACGCCACAATATTAGGTGATAGGCAACATTTAGACTTACTAGGAGAGTTTACAGAAACTAGAAAAGCGCCTGAAATCAAGCAACTTCCAGATGAATACAAGGAACACGAAAAAGCAATTGAAAAGATAAAAAAAGAATTGAAATCTATTGCGAGTGTTGACAATTCAAGACTAAAAGACTTGAAACAAAACTACAAAAGAGACCTGGAACAGATGATACAAAAACTTGCTAAAAAGGAACTCAATGCAGAAATCGACAAAAAGGTTAAGCTGTACGAAAAAGAAGAAAAAGACTTAGCAAAAGAGTACGAAAACAATCAAAGAATTGTGTATCTGACAGAAGAATATATCAAGATTTACACAGATTTAGTGCAAGGCAAAATCAATGAAATGTTTGAAGATGTTAAGTTCAAACTATTTGATACACAAGTAAATGGCGGAATTGTTGAGACGTGCGAAGCAACAGTCAACGGAGTACCTTATTCAGATGTAAATAACGCAGGAAAAATCAACGCAGGATTGGACATTATAAACACGATATCAAAGAAATTAGATGCAAGTGTTCCAATCTTTGTAGATAATGCAGAAAGTGTAAACAAAATAGTAGATACAGACGGACAAATCGTGAAGTTGTTTGTATCAGATGATAAAGAATTAGTTGTAAAAGGAGAATAAAAATGAACGAATTAGCAAAACAAGAAAAAACAATTGTAGACAGCGTACAAAATAGAATTGCGGAAATGCAAAACAAAGGAAGCATAGAACTTCCAAATAACTACAGCGTTAGTAACGCATTAAAGAGTGCATATTTGGTATTACAGGAGACACAAACACGAGATAAAAAGCCAGTATTACAAGCTTGTACACAAGAAAGTATCGCAAATAGTTTATTAGACATGGCGACACAAGGACTTAATCCAAGCAAGGAGCAATGTTACTTTATAGCCTACGGAAATAAATTGACGATGAGTAGAAGCTATTTAGGAACAATAGCACTAACAAAAAGAATTAACGGCGTAAAAGACGTAAAAGGTTACGCCGTCTATAAAGGCGATAAGTTCGAGTTGGGATTTGACATTCTTACTGGAAGACAAAAAATATTGGAGTTTTGTCCTGGTCTTAATCGAGACAGTAAAAATTTGATTGGAGCGTTTGCATTGATACTTGGAGATAACGAAATATTACACACTGAGTATATGGATATTAATCAAATTCATAACGCCTGGAATCAAGGTAGTATGAAAGGAAACAGCGGAGCACACAAGAACTTCCCAGACCAAATGGCTATAAAAACAGTTATAAATCGTGCTTGTAAATATTATGTATCTACGAGTGACGACAGCGACAAGATAGCAGAATTTATGAACAAATCGGTTGAAGATACAGACAGAGAATTAGAAGAAGATAAGAAAGAATTTGCAAACAAGGAAGTAATCGAAGTTGAAGAAATTCCTGAAAATGTAGACGTAGAAACAGGAGAAATAATAGAAGCTGAGATTGAGGAAACAAACGAAAATCAAGCACCATTTTAGGAGCGTGAAATGATTGATGTTAAGACGATTGGCTCAGGTAGTAGTGGAAATTGCTACCTGGTCGATATAAACGATACAAAGATATTACTTGAATGCGGATTACCTTTTAAGAAGATACAAAAAGCGTTGGATTATAAAGTGTCTGATATAGATTTTTGTTTAGTAACGCATGAGCATATGGATCACGCAAAAGCCGTTAAGGATTTGATGAAAGCAGGAGTTGACTGTTATATGACAAAAGGAACAGCAGAGGCTTTGGGAGTTAATGGACATAGACTAAAAGTATTTAGAAATTGGGCTGAGGCAAAATATAAGACAACATATGTAAGGAACGTTTTGATACAGCCGTTAAGAGCTATACACGATGTAAGAGAACCTGTGATGTATTACATCGAGGATATAAAGACAAATGAAAGCTTGTTATTCGTAACAGACACGGCGTTTATGGCGTATAAAATACCAAGTGATATAAATGTACTAATGATTGAGTGTAACTACGTTAAAAAGCTAATAGATGAGCGTGTAAACGAAAATGAAATCAATGTTAGTCTGAGAAATAGAATTGTTAAAAATCACATGAGTTTGGAGACTGTTCTGGAAGCGCTAGATAGTGTCAGAATGAGCAAAAAATTGAAGAAAGTGTATATATTACACCTTAGTGATGGTAATAGCGATGAAAAATTGATAAGAGATAGTATAGAAAAGAAACTAGGGGTACCAGTAGAGGTATGTTAGGAGGAGTAAATGAACAGTGTAAGTTTGATGGAAGAATGGAAAGATATAGAAGGTTACGAAGGCCTTTACTTAATTAGTAACTATGGAAGGGTATTAAGTCTAAGACGTTTTAGGGAAAATGGAAATGGCGGATATTATCAAGACACAAAACTCTTAACTCAAACTTATGCATCAACTGGATACAAAAAAGTTGAGTTAGTAAAAAACAAAAAAAGACAGTCGATAAAAATTCATAGATTAGTAGCCAAACATTTTGTTGCGAATCCATATAATTACAATGTTGTAAATCATAAAGATGGAAATCCGGAAAATAATTATTTTGAAAATTTAGAATGGTGTAGACAAATAGATAATGTTAATCATGCTATAGAAATCGGATTAAAAAACTCCTTTAATATAGATAAAAAAAGCTTAGAATATTTATATTTGGTGAAAAATAAAACACCTAAAGACATAGGGAATATATTTGGAATAAGTAGAGATCCTGTTGATAGAAAGATTGAAGAATATGGAATAAAAAAAGAGTTTGTAACAACTTATCAAATAGAAGAAAAATGGCTTGAAAACGAAATATTAAAAGGAACCAAAAATGTGGATATAGCGAAGCAAATAGGGTGTGATAAATCTTTAATATCAAAATACAAAACAAGACTAAAAAATAAGGGGGAAATTTATGGCTAACTGTGTATTTATTTTAGGCAGATTGACAAGAGACCCAGAAGTGAGATATACGGCGAATACACAAATGGCAAATGCGAGGTTTGTGGTAGCGGTAAATAGAAAACTAAGTAAAGAAAAAAGACAAGAGGCAGAAAGTAACGGATATCCGACCGCTGATTTTATTAGTTGTATGGCATGGGGGAAAACAGCGGAGAATATAGCTAATTATTTAAAAAAAGGAAATAGAATTGCGATTACAGGTCATATTCAAACAGGCTCTTACGAAAACCAACAAGGGCAAAGAATTTATACAACTGATGTTGTTGTTGATAGTTTTGATTTTATTGAATCAAATAGCAGCAGTAACACAAATAATAGCCAAGGATATAGCAATCCTGCCGATTTGGGTATGACGGGAGCTGAATCATTTGATAGTGATTTGCCATTTTAGGTGATGTAAATGGCTTATGGTTGGATTAGCATACACAGAAAAATTCAAGACAATTTAATATGGAATGACAAGCCTTTTAACCGCGGAGCAGCTTGGATTGATTTGTTGTTGTTAGCTAATCATGAAGATAGACAAGTATTATTTAATGGGAATGCTATTCAGGTCAAGAGGGGCGAAAAAATAACGTCCCTCAGACAATTATCCGAACGCTGGGGATGGAGCATAACGAAAGTAAAAAAGTTTTTAAATTTATTAAGCGAAGAAAAAATGATTAGCTATAAAAGTGACAGTAAAAAAACGGTCTATAGCATAGTAAATTACGAGGTTTATCAAGACAACGAAAACACAAAAAGTAACACTGAAATAACACTGAAAGAAAACAGAAATAAAACAGAAATAAATCAAAAAGAAATCAAAAAGAAACAAACAATAATGAATAATAATATTAATAATTTAAATAATGTAAATAACAATAACGGTGTTGGTCAATCAGAATTGAATTTGGATGATCCAAAGTTGGCTGAGCTAATAAAACTGTATCAAGATTGTGGCTTTGGTTTGATTAGTCCGTATTCGGCTAAGGTGCTAAGCGATTATATGGATATGTATAGTTTTCAGTGGGTCAAGGAAGCTATTGAAATAGCTGAACAAAATGGTGTTAGAACATTAGCATATATCCGTGGTGTATTGAACAAGAAAAAAACAGGTGTGGATAAGTCTAAAAATAATAATTTCAAGAAAAAAGAGACATATTACAGACCTAAGAGCAATGAAGAAAAAACAAAAGAAACAAGGAATGTTAATAACAATGCTCTTAATAGTTTTATTGAGAATATGAAAAAGGCAAACGTGAGTAAATAGACGATTTCTTTTTTTAGACTATTTATAGGCTTATTACAAGCTTTTTAATAGTTAGGTATATAAGTAATAGTCTACAAGGGTAAAAACGAATTGTAGGCTATTACAAATGAATTTAAGAGGTATTGAATGGAATTAGTATTGTACGGTAGACCAATCACTAAGAAAAATAGTTCCAGAATAATTACTAGACCTTATCCTAGACTTATTCCTAGTAAACAGTTTGTTAGCTATGAAAAAGACTGTTTAAGACAAATAAGTGGCAAATATAGACAAAATATATCGGATAAATGCAACTTGAAATGTGTTTATTATATGCCAACTAGGCATAGGGTAGATTTGGTGAATTTGCTGGAAGCAACGTGTGACATTTTAGTTAAGGCAAATGTGATTGAAGATGATAACTGTAAAATTATAGCAACTCATGACGGAAGTTTTGTTACGTATGACAAAAACAATCCTAGAGTTGAAATAACATTAGAGTGT